CTTTTTGATAGCTGGGCCAGCACAAACCGCTTGCATATGGAGGCAATAGGCGGCAATACTACCGAAACGCAACCGGAGGAACGTAATGCAGATGCCCCATAACGGATTTGACAGCCTGGCCGCAGTGGCCCGCCTGAACACCGACGACACGTCACATCATCGGGAACGCTGGCCCACGCTGGATTGGGTCTGGGATGAACTGGACGAGTTGCGGGCGGAGGCGGCCCACGAGTATGTGTCTGAAGAGGACCATGAGGCCGCGCTGTACGAGCGGGACGCACTGTCAGAGCAGCGTGACGCCCTGTCTGAGGCCGTCCGGCTGCTGTTAGAGCCTGAGCCGGATATGGAGCGTGTGCAGGCCATTCTGATGGGGGGCTGGTGATGACCGATACTGACGAGCAAGCCGCGCGCATGCGGGCCCTGTGGTCTGCCGTGGCATTAAAATCACTCAATGACGCAATTCGCCATGCCGCAAGGGAGTCCAAAAAGAACAAAGGTCAGGCGCTAAAAACCCTGACACTGTGGGCAAACTCGCGGGACGGTCGGGACGTGCTCAGTCTGGCTGGTATCAACCCCGACAAGCGTGTTACTGACAGCATGGTGGCATTCGCGGATAAGGGTGTACCAACTACACAATCGCGCAAAAGGGGTCCTGCCAATCTTGACGCGCGGGATGCCAATGGGTAGCTTCGCATAATGTCGGGAAAGTCATCATATGTTGTGGGAAAGGGTAAACCGCCCGTTGAACACCAGTTCAAGCCGGGTCATGTGGGCAACCCTGGCGGCAAAACGTCTGCACAAAAGCGCATGGAGATGGCCAACGCTGAAAAAGCAACAATCATCCGTGGGCGACTTTTGGCGGCAATAATGGCAGCGACCGACCCAAAAAAAGGCAAAGCAAAATCATTGGAATATATTGAGGCCGGTGTTCTCAAATTACTGAAGGATGCGGAAGATCGCGGGCTGGGCACAGCGGTGCAATCGCTTAACCATGTGTCAGAGGACGGAAGCATGTCGCCCACGCGCATCGTGATCGAGGCGGCAAAGACCGATGACCTGCACGACGATTAAACTGCCTCCAAAGCTGGTGCCGTTGTTCGCAGCACCGCGCGGGTCAGTGAGCTACCGCGCATTGTTTGGGGGTCGTGGATCCGCCAAATCATACAGCGCGGCCCTGCTGGCGGCAGTCTGGGGGTATGCTGACCGAATGCGAATTCTTTGCGTGCGGGAGTTTCAGGCCAGCATCAAGGAAAGTTTTCACGCTGAACTAAAATCAGCAATTGAGGCCACGCCATTCCTGGCCGCGCATTATGATGTTGGCGTCGATTACATCAAGGGCGCGAACGGCACTGAATTCATATTTCGCGGCCTGCGCCGAAACGAGCAATCCATCAAATCTCTTGCCAAGATTGATCTGACGATAATCGAGGAGGCCGAGGATATTCCAGAAAGCGGTTGGCTGGCGTTGGAAGCTACCGTTTTCCGCCAGCCCCAGTCTGAAATTTGGGCGCTGTGGAACCCGCGCGATGAATCCAGCCCTGTTGATAAGAGGTTCCGTAAAAACCCGCCAGAGTCTGCAATCGTGGTCGAGGTTAATTGGTCAGACAACCCGTTTTTTCCGGAGGGTTTGAAAAAGCTGCGCAAATTACAGCAAGAGCGCCTTGACCCTGCCACATATGCGCATGTGTGGGGCGGTGCATATCTGCAAAACAGCGATGCACAGGTGTTTCACGGCAAAGTTCATGTGGAGGAGTTTGACCCTGGCCCAGGATGGGACGGGCCATATTTCGGCGGCGATTTTGGCTATTCGCAAGACCCCACAGCCGCAGTCGAGGTCTGGATCAGCGGCCCGGATATCTGGATCCGGCGCGAGAAATTCGGCAAGGGGCTGGAATATGACGATACGCCATCTGCCGTCATATCAGCCATTCCCGGCTTTGAGCGTCAACTCAGCCGATGGGACAGTGCCAGCCCTGCCGCGATCAGCCACCTAAAGCGCCACGGCCTGCCACTGGCTGCATCGGTGCGCAAGTGGCCCGGTAGCATCGAGGACGGCATTGCATATCTGCGCAGCTTCGTCCGTATTGTAATTCATCCCGATTGTGTTAACATGCAGCAAGAAGCGCGGCTTTACAGCTACAAGGTAAACGATGCAGGCGACGTTGGCACAAAGATCATTGACGCTCACAATCACGGCTGGGATGCTGTGCGATATGCAGTTGAACCGTTGATATCCGCCATGAGAAAACCCGCATCCGTCACACAAACGCTGCAAGGATATTATTGAATGGCATCGGTCAGCACATACCACCCTGCCATGACTGCCGTTCGTTTTGCCGAGTGGAAGCGGATGCGCGACTGTATGGACGGCGAAGCGCAGGTTAAATCAACGGGTGAGTTATACCTGGCAATGCCTGGCGGCTTCAAGGCACAAGCTGACGCCGGACTTGGAATGTATCAAGCCTATAAGGGGCGCGCACAGTTTCCCGCAATTCTCGCCCCCTCCATTTCAGCCATGATAGGCATCATCCACGGGCGCGAAATCAAGATCGAGATGCCTGACGCGATGATGTTCCTATGGGAAAACGCGGACGGTGTGGGTTTACCCCTTGAGGCGTTCCATCGGCGTATTACGCGCGAAATGCTGGTGATTGGCGGGTTTGCCGTTCTGACCGACGCGCCCGAAGGGGGAGGCGATCCCTATCTAGTCGGCTTCCCGCGCGATTTGCTGATCAACTGGGATCATGACTTTTGGGTTTTGGACGAAAGCCGCGATGTGCGGGACGGGTTTGCATGGCAGCAAATGGAGCGATACCGCCTGCTGACTGTTGACAATGGCCTTTACACGCCATTTGTATTCTCTGGTGATTTGGAGGCAGGCGAACCTGTTGTGGTGCGTGGCCGGGGTGGATCGCCCCTTGAACGCATCCCGTTTGCGGTCGGCAATGCAGTTGACCTATCGCCCCGCGTTGAGGCCCCGCCCCTGATCGGTGTCGCAAACGCGGCGATTGCTATTTATCAACTATCGGCAGACTACCGGCATCAGCTTTATATGTCCGGGCAGGAAACGCTTCTGGCTGTCAACGGTGAAGCGCCAACAACGGTAGGCGCAGGGGTTGTTCACAAGATGACGGGCGGCGAAGGCCAGACGCCTGATCTGCGCTATGTGTCGCCGTCGTGCATCGGGATCGATGCGCACAAGCTGGCAATGATGGACCAGCGCGAGGCCGCTGTTATGTCTGGCGCACGGCTGCTGGAACAATCCGCGGGAGTGCAGGAAAGTGGCGAGGCGCGCAAACTGCGGTTTGCATCCGAGACCGCCACCCTCACAAGCATTGCGCAGTCGTCGTGCATGTTGCTGGAAAAGAGCCTGCGCAATGTCGCAATGATTATGGGCTTGTCAGAGGAACAAGTAATCGTGACGCCGCCAGAGGACTTGCTGGATCAAACAATGTCAGCTACTGATTTTGCCAAGTTGTTTGACGTCTATGACAAAGGCGGCATGTCTTGGGAGAGTTACCACGCAGCTGGACAGCGCGGCGGATTGTTTTCTGCTGAGGTTGAAGCCGAAGAAGAATATGCCAGGATTGATAATCCTGGCGATCTGGGCAATAATGCCCCATAATGCCGATGGCAAAGGAGACGGGCGATGCCCCTAAAAACTGTTCTAGAATCCCTTGAAGGCGTCGATGACGCAATCCACTCATTTTACACCGAAACCGATGGCAAGTTCATCTTGCAGATCGAAGGTGTGGATGACCACCCCGATGTTGCCACTTTACGCAATGCCTATGCTCGTTCCAAAACGGACAAGGACACGGCAAAGAGCGAAGCGGCAAAATTGAAAGCCGATATTGCCGAGTTGCAAAAAGGCGCACCCGACACAGCCGCTACGCAGGCGAAAATGACTGCGCTTGAGGAACAGCTTGCAACGGCAACAGCCAAAGCGGGCGAGTGGGAGGGAAAATATACGGGGGTGACACGGGATCAATCGTTGAAGTCTGCGCTGCAAAGCGTTGGCGTGACTGAGCCGGCGTTTCTCGACGCGGT